ACGTTGGAATCACATTAAAGCTATATGCGAAGAATATGGTAAAATGGCTGGCTTTGTTCGCGCTACTAAAAACAAACAGTTTAATGAATCAGCACAATCATTAGTAAATGAAGGTATCAATCATTATCAATCATTGCGTGAAACATTAGGTAAGTTACGCGGTCATAGAGGGTACAATATGTACTTTGAATCGTGGACTCCTGCTCTGATGGAAGATGATACAGATGGTACGCAGATCAATGAACTGTTTGTTCAAGAAACAGTAGACCCAAGAATTGAAAGTGTAATGCCAATCTTGTCAAGACTACACAAGAAAATAGGAGAAACTCAAGTGAAAGAAGTTAAAGAATTAGAACAATGGGCTGACAGTATTGTTGAACAAGGTGTAACAGAAGATCCTACATCAAAATTAAAAATGGGGGACAAAGTAGTTTGCGATTATACTGGTAAGCCAGCAGAAGTATCATACATATTAGGTGATAAAGCAAAAATCTCTATTGATGGTGTAAGACAGCCAAACTATCGTAACATTGAAAATCTAAAAAAGATTGCCTCTGAAGAAACTCTTGAAGAAGATTCAGATTCTAGCCCAGTAGAAAGCGCCATTATTCGTAGAATTATAAATGTTCGTCCTGAATTGTTAGGAAAACATGGCCCAGAAAAAGTTTTAGATGCTGTAAAAGAAGTTGCTAGCTATGTAGGCGATGTTGATGAAATTGGTTCTAGTGATGTTAGTGCATGGATCAGACAAGTTGAAAGAATTTTAAGTAGTCAGGAAGTCGAAGAAGATTTAGATCCACAACAGAAAAAAGCAGGCCAACTTGGACCAACTGAAAAGATAGGTCCAGAAGGTGCTGTTGGTAAATTGGTTGGCGCATGTGAATCAGTAACCGCGGAAGAAGGTACGCCCGAACATAAAGTAATCTGGAACTTGATCAACGGTGATCTTGATGCATACGATGTTATGAATCACCCCAAAACTCCAGCAGAGCGGAATGTATCATACATGATGCAAGAAAGATACGATGAAATTTCTAGTGAATATCCACTACATGCTGATGATGACTTTGAAAAAATATTAGAAAAATTGGTAGATGAATTAGCTGACGATTACGGTACTTCAGGATATTCAATGAATGAAGGACAAGAAGACTTAGATATGATCAAACGCTTAGTAAAATAAAAGGGTAAATCAGTTGTTCAAAAACCGCACTTTATTGTGCGGTTTCCTTTATACGGGTATAAATACTATTGACATAACCACCGACAAGTAGTATTATTGTTTATGTTAGTTAGATAAAGGTATCTAACGAATAGAGCAGTACACAAAGACCAACTTAAGGCAAATATAGGAGACCAACTCATGCCCTCGTTAGCAGAAATCAGAGCAAAACTTGCTCAGCAAGAAAACAAGCAACAAAAATCATCCAATTCATCAGACAACGCAATTTATCCCCATTGGAACATGGGCGAAGGTACTACAGCTACTATTCGTTTTCTTCCTGACGGTAACACACAGAATGAATTTTTCTGGGTAGAACGTCAAATAATTAAGCTTCAATTCAATGGAGTCAAGGGCGATCAAAACGCTAAACAAGTAACAGTTCAAGTTCCATGTATGGAAATGTACGGCGAATCTTGTCCTATTCTAGCAGAAGTTCGTCCTTGGTATAAAGACGAATCATTAAAAGAAATGGCAAACAAATACTGGAAAAAGCGTTCTTATCTTTTTCAAGGTTTTGTTCGTCAGAATCCAATGGGCGATGATACTACTCCTACGAATCCAATTCGTAGATTTATTATCAGTCCGCAACTTATTCCTATCATCAAAACTGGTTTGATGGATCCTGAAATGGAAGAGTTGCCAACTCACTTTACTCGTGGTCTTGACTTTGTTGTTCGTAAGACTTCTAAAGGCGGATACGCAGATTATTCTACTTCAAACTGGGCACGAAAAGAAACTGCTCTTACTGAAGCAGAACAAGCAGCAATTGATGCACATGGATTGTTTAAATTGTCTGACTTCTTGCCCAAGAAGCCAACACAAGCAGAACTTGCTATCATGAAAGAAATGTTTGATGCTTCAGTCGACGGCATGCCGTTTGATAATGAGCGTTGGGGTCAATACTTTAGACCATATGGTTTAGAAGCTCCCGCTAGCTCAACTGCTGCCCCTGCAACAACTGCAACAACTGCTTCAGCAGCAAGTGTAGATGATGATCTTCCTTTTGAACCAGATGAACCAGTAAGAGTTACTGCTCCTGCTGTTTCAAGTGATAAAGCACAGGATATCTTAGCTAAGATCCGCGCTCGTCAAGGTAATCAGGTTTAAAATCCTGTAAAGAGGGGAGATTACTCCCCTCTTATCTTTTAGGAGGATTAATTATGACAATGCCTGATGAAAGATATCGCGCATTAAAGCAGTGTAGAAAATTTATGGAAGAACTTTGTGATCCAGGTAAAACACCTAGGGTACCTGGGTCTGTTAGAGATAGGGCAAGAGGTTTACTCAAACACTTTCCTCTAGAAACAGATTTAAACCATATCGCAGAAGCTTGTCCTGAATATCTTGACAATCACGCTCAACCTGCTAAAATTAGAGTGTTAAAATAAATCGGAGAATACATGACAAAACCATTTGACCTTTCTAAATTCAGAAAGGATATTACTAAATCTATTGAAGGCCTAAGCATTGGCTTTAACGATCCTACTGATTGGATCAGTACTGGAAACTATGCTTTAAACTATTTGATTTCTAGTGACTTTAAAAAGGGAGTTCCTCTTGGTAAAGTTACAGTATTTGCAGGCGAATCGGGTGCTGGAAAAAGTTTTATTTGTTCCGGTAACTTAGTTCGTCACGCACAAGAACAAGGAATCTTTGTAGTCTTAGTTGACTCAGAAAACGCATTAGACGAATCCTGGCTTCATGCTCTTGGGGTAGATACTAGTGAAAGTAAACTTTTAAAACTTAATATGGCCATGATTGACGATGTAGCTAAAACTATATCAGAATTTATGAAGTCATATAAAACAATGCCAGAAGAAAACAAACCAAAAGTTTTATTTGTGATTGATTCACTTGGTATGTTAATGACACCTACTGATGTTAATCAGTTTGAAGCAGGTGATATGAAAGGTGATATGGGTCGCAAGCCCAAAGCACTTACAGCACTAGTTCGTAACTGTGTAAATATGTTTGGTTCTCAAAACGTTGGGTTGATCGCAACTAATCATACTTACGCAAGTCAGGATATGTTTGATCCAGACGATAAAATTTCTGGTGGTCAAGGATTCATCTACGCAAGTTCTATTGTTGTAGCAATGAAAAAGCTAAAACTAAAAGAAGACGAAGATGGCAACAAGATCACAGAAGTCAGAGGTATTAGAGCCGCATGTAAAATCATGAAAACTCGTTATGCTAAGCCTTTTGAAAGTGTTCAAGTTAAAATCCCATATGATACAGGAATGAGTCCCTATTCTGGATTAACTGATATGTTTGAAGCAAAAAGCATATTATCTAAAGAAGGTAATTCATTAGTGTACAAAACTAACAATGGTGATGTTATCAAGAAATTCCGCAAAGGATGGGAACGTAATGATGATAATTGTCTAGATACAGTTATGAATGAATTTCACAATAGAAAAATTGAAACTCCCGTCGAATTAATTGACGAAGAGTAAATAGCCGTATTAAATAACAAAAACTTAGAGGAGCATATATGAGTTTAGAACTTGTTACTGAAATATGGGCTGCAATGAAACCCTTGTTTGTTATGTCAGACAGACCTGAAGCAGCCGAAACATTTGTAAATGTGTTAATTGATAATGACTTTGATCCTAGAGATTTGAAAAAAGCATTTAAAAAAGACGGTAACATTATCAATGCCTTAGGCTTACATGATGATGTACATGATGATGTAAGTGATGCGGAAGAAGAGGAAGATGATGAAGATGGTTACGAAGATTACGATGATGACGAAGATGATGATTATTAATGACTTGGTATAATCGTGTAACTACTGATCTTTCTAATCTACCTGACTTTATAGCACATCATGAAGCAGAATTAGTGGATGCGAAAAAAATGGTAAAGGTATACGGTAATGTTGAAAAAAACATTGCCGCATTACCCGGTACTACTGAACAGTATTTTTCACATCTTCAAGAAGTTGAGGCAGTGCTTAACTATCTTAATATTCAACTACGAAAAATAAGAAGAAAGCATTTTCAAAAATATCTTGAAGCTTACAACCGTGCATTAACTTCACGAGATGCTGAAAAGTATACTGATGGTGAAGATGAAGTAACTGACTACGAATCTTTGATAAATTCAGTTGCGCTTTTACGAAACCGATATCTTGGAATCATGAAAGGATTAGAAGCTAAATCCTTCATGCTAGGCCATTTAGTAAGATTAAAAACAGCAGGCATGGAAGATTTTAGTATTGGATAATACTAAACTCACCTAGTTTATTCTCTATTAACGCAGTACAACTTTCACACCAATCACCGTCATTCATATACTTTACGCCATTTATCTCTCTGATAGTGGCGTGATGTATGTGTCCACAAATAATACCGTCATATCCTTGTTTCACACAATATCTAATCATTTCTATTTCAAAATCACCTATATAACTAGCAGCTACTTTGGCTTTTCTTTTTAAGTATTTGGCTAAACTCCATGGCTGCATGTTAAACATTTTTCTAATACCATTTACAAACCGGTTCAAATAAATTAACCCGTCATACGCAACATCACCCATACGCATTACCCAACGACCAGACTGAGTTCTCATTAAATGATCAAACATATCACCATGTGTTACCAAGTACTTTTTACCGTCTACACCAATATGATCGTATCTGTTATATACCGGGACATTACCAATGCTAACGTTAGGTATAGAACGTAAAAATTCATCGTGATTGCCTGTGATGTAAATCACTTCAATGTCCTTAGATATTTTTATTAGTTTCTTTACGATTTTGTTATGCTTATGAGGCCAGTACCATTTTTTCTGTAATCTCCATCCGTCTACGATATCACCAACTAAGTATAGTTTTTCGGTTTTGATATTATCTAAAAACGAAAGTAGCTTTTCTGAGTTGCAATGTTTAGAACCTAAATGTAAATCAGATATAAAAACTGATCTATAACCAGTATTTGTTTCCATCCATTTTCTCCCAGTATTTTTTGTTGTTACGGTTAATAAAGTTTTTTATCAGATACCAAGTCATACCAAAGTATCCCATTTTTTTAAATCTTCTACTGTCTTGACCGAAATAATGATCCATTATTTTAAACTTACTAACCTCGTACTTCTTAGACAAATGAAAGTCTTCGGATGTAGGATACTTTTCAGGAAATCCACCTAGCTCACGAAACTTATCGGTTCTAGTTAACATGTAAGCTCCTACTGCGAAAGGTATGAACTTAGATAATACTTTATTGACTAAATTAAATACAGTAAAGCTAAACTTAGCTGCCCAGTCGTTATCATAACATTTTATGTTTAACCCTACTAAATCTAAGTTACTTCTTTCTAATTCTTCTACGGTGTCTATAATAACATTGTCATTAAAAAATATAACATCACTGTCTATGAATAATAGATATGGTGTTGTTACTAATCGTGCACCTGAGTTTTTAGCGACCGATACAGGACCACCTTGAATAATTTCTACATTTAAATTTCTCTTGCTCTGCTCTATAATATTGCGG